TCCGCGCCGCTGGGAAAAAAAAAAACCCCCCCGGGCGCCCCCCCCCCCGGGGGGGGGACCGATCGGCAGCAAGCCAATCCTTAGTTGCGCCCTATTGTAAGGGCAGAAAGCGAGTTTGTCAATGAAAACGACCAAAATTGTAATCAAAAATCTGTTCGGGATCAAGGAGACAGAGCTCGACGGCCGCTCTGTGGAGATCTCCGGCCCGAAAGGAAGCGGCAAAACTTCCGTCCTTGATTCCATCCGTTACGCCCTCACCAACCGCTCAGATCGTGATTATATCGTGCATCGGGGCGCCGATGAGGGCGAAATCATCATTGAGACCGACACCGGCCTCTCCATCGACCGTAAGGCCCTGCCCGCCAAGTCTGCCGGCACGGTCAAGGTGCGCGACGGATCTCTCCTTCAGACGCGTCCGGCGGAGTTCCTCTCGCAGATCTTCACGCCGCTGCAGCTCAACCCCGTCGAGTTCACGCAGCTCTCCCGGCAGGAAAAGAACCGCGTCATTCTCAACCTCATCGAATTTGCGTGGGATACCAACTGGATCCGCGAACAGTTCGGCGAGATCCCGCAGGGCGTGGATTACTCCAAGCATATCCTTGAGGTCCTGCACGACATTCAGGCGGAAAATGGCGTCTATTTCCAGTCACGCCAGAATATCAACCGCGACATCCGCAACAAGCAGGCATTTGTTTCCGACATCGCAAAGGACATCCCCTCCGGCTACGATTTCGACCATTGGAATACGTATCCCATCGGTGAGAAGTACCGTGAGCTGGAGAGTCTGAAGGAGCAGAACAATGTGATTGAGCGCGCCAAAGCGTTCCGGAACAGCCACGAGGCGAAGCTCCGCGGGCTGGAGGGTCAGCGCGACCTTGACATCGCGGCCATCGACCGCAAGACCTCCGAGGACCGTACCCGTCTCACCACGGATATCGAGCGCCTGAAGGCGGAGATCCGCTTGTATGAGGAACGGCTTGCCGGACTGGATGAGCGCAGGGAGGAAAGCGTGCGCGTGGTCATCTCCGGCTTTAATGAAAAGAAAGCCAAGCTGGAGCGCGATGCAGGGATTGCAGACCAGTATATCGGCCGCGAGCTTGCTGACACGACCGCACTTTCCAGGGAGATCGACACGGCTGAGGCTATGCGTAAGCACCTCAATGAGTACCAGCGCATGGTTTCCATGCAGGAAGAGATCGGGAAGCTCACCGCGGAATCCGAGGAGCTGACGCGCAAAATCGAGCTTGCGCGGGAGCTGCCAGCGACGATCCTGCAGACCGCGACGATCCCCGTTGACGGCCTGACCGTTGAAGACGGTGTCCCGCTGATCCACGGCCTGCCCATTTCCAATCTGTCCGACGGTGAGCTGCTGGAGCTGTGCGTGGATATCACGGTGAGCAAGCCGGGACAGCTTCAGATCATTCTCATCGATGGTGCCGAGCGCCTTGATAAGGAGAGCCGCGAAAAGCTCTACGCCAAGTGCAAGACCAAGGGCCTGCAGCTGATCGCAACGCGCGTGACCGATTCCAATGTAATGGAGGTAACCGACTTAGATGATGACGAAGGATAAGCTCCGCCAGCTTAGTGGCGATGAACGCCTCGGGCAGATGCGCGATTCCGAGTATCTGGGCGCCGAGGACATTGACGACGGGACCGAACCGATATTGACCATTGCCGGCCTGTGGTATGGCTCCGTCACGCTCCAGCGCGGCAAGGAGAATAAGGATGTGCTCTCCTTTGCTGAGGAGCGCGTGCCCGGTATCTATCAGGTGCGGCCGCTCATTGTTAATTCCACCAACCGCAAGACGCTGCGTAAGCTGTTCGGCGACGCCAAGGCTTCCACGCTGGTCGGCAAGCAGATCCAGCTCTATGTGGACCATAACGTCCGCGATCCGCAGGACGGCGGCATGACCGACGGCATTCGCATCCGGCCGTATAAGCCCCGCCCCCCGAAGCAGGAGCCTGTGCCGCCCTGCGCAGACTGTGAGGGCGAGATCATTCCCGCAATGGGGAGAGACGCCCGCTGGCTCGCCGCATACACGCAAAAGCACTACGGCGTTCCGCTCTGTGCGGAATGCGCGCAGAAGCGCAAGGACGCAGCGACCGCAGCCGCGGCGTCGCAGGAAGAGCAGCCGGTCCCATCTGAAGAAGCTGCGACCGAGACTGAGGAGGTGCCGTAATGGACCTTCCTGCGGTTACGCCGGAGAATTATTATTCTCCGGAAATGAACATGGCCTATATGGGCTCCACACAGTTCAAAGCCTTTGAGAAATGCGAAGCGGCCGCGCTGGCTGAGCTTCGCGGAGAGTACACACCGCCGACATCCCAGGCATTTTTGATCGGCGGGTACATTGATGCTTGGTTCTCCGGTGAGCTGCCGCTCTACCAGGCGCAGCATCCGGAGATCTTCAAGCGCGACGGCACGCTCAAGGCGGAGTATGTCAAGGCCGCTGAGATCGTCGCCCGCCTTCAGGCGGACGAGCTCTATTCCATGCTCATGTCGGGAAAGAAGCAGGTCATCCGCACCGGCTTTATCGCAGGGGTTCCGTTCAAAGTCAAAATCGACAGTCTGCTTGATGCCAATACCTGCAACATGATCGCCAACCGCTGGCCGCACACGGCCGCCGCGCTGGGCTTTTGCGATGGCGCCATCGTAGATCAGAAGATCATGCGGGACACAGCGGAGGTGTGGTCCGATGAGGACCATTGCCGCCTTCCGTTCGTCGAGGCCTACGGCTACGACCTTCAGGGCGCGATCTATCAGGCCATCGAGGGGCATTTTCTGCCGTTTATCCTTGCAGTCGGTACGAAGGAGGATGCTCCGGATTTGGCGGCCTTCTATATCAACGATGATGACCTTGCAGCCAAGCTCGCTGAGATCGAGGACCGCGCACCGCGGTATCAGGCCATCAAAGAGGGAAAGGCCGAGCCGCGTCGCTGTGAGCATTGTGCCTATTGCAGGGCGACCAAGCGCCTCACGGCTATTTTAGACTACAGGGAGATGAATTACCTTGTTGAATAAAATCTTCATCATGGGCCGCCTGACGCGCGATCCCGAGCTTCGCAGTACGCAGAGCGGGACACCCGTCGCGTCGTTTTCCCTCGCCGTGGATCGTGACTTCAAAGAGCAGGATGGCAGCCGTGCGACGGATTTCATTGACTGCGTTGCATGGCGGTCCAGCGCGGAATTTGTGGACAAGTATTTCTCCAAAGGCCGCATGGCTGTGGTCGAAGGTCGTCTGCAGATCCGTGACTGGACGGATAAAGAAGGCAACAAGCGCCGCAGCGCCGAGGTCATCGTGACCAGCATCTATTTCGGCGACAGCAAAAAGGATGGAGATTCCGCTCCCGGAAGCTACCGTCCCGCCGGCGCACCGATCAACGTGAGCGCATCCGATTTCTCGGATATCGAAGACGATGGCGAGCTGCCGTTCTGATCTCGCAGCCGAGATCAAGGAACGTCTCACCGCGCGGCAGGTTATTGAATTTTACGGCTTTCATCCGAACCGGACGGGCTATATTCAATGTCCGTTCCATACCGGCGACGATCATGGCAGTCTGAAGGTCTACGATGGGAAAAAGAGTGGATGGCATTGCTTTGGCTGCGGCGCGGGATCGACGGTCATTGACTTTGTAATGAAGCTCTTCAACATCAATTTTCGGCAGGCCTGCCTACGCCTCGATGCGGACTTTTCCCTCGGACTGACCGGCGAAAAGCCGAGTGCGGCGGAGGTATCCGCCGTACTGGCTGCCCGCCGGCAGGAAGCAGAGAGGAAGGCAGAAGCGGATCGGGAGTATCGCGGGAAGGCGGCTGAGCATTGTTACTGGTGGCAGGTCAAGAAGCTGTTAGCACCGGACGCTGCGGATGCAACTGCCGGATACATCCACCCGCTGTACGCGGAGGCGATAAAACGACTACCAAGCCTTGAATACTGGCTTGATGAACATTTGGGGGAGTGAATTTTGGGAAACGATATGCAAAAACCAGCCAAGTGGAACTACACGGCAGAGGATTTTCTGGAATCTACTACGCCGTATGAAGAGCTGGAGAAGTGCAATGGCGATCCATTCCTCCAGCAGCGCATGATCGAGGCTATGAGCAAATACGCCGCGAGCATCGGCTTCCGTGGCCTGAAGCTCATGTATAAGCGCTACCAACAGAGTATCCGAGCATCACGGGGCGCTTACATTGCAGAGCATCCCACGAATTTTGAGAACCAGCCGATCGAGCTTGACGCTGGAAAATGGGAAGCGGACGACAGTGGGATACGGAAATCGGAGGGGCAAGGAGAGGTCGTTGCCTGTCCGCATCCGATCCTTCCTGTCGAACGGCTGGTAAACATCGACACCAGCGAGGAAAAACTGAGGCTTGCATTTCGTAAAGGCGCCATTTGGCGCAAGATCATCGTGAGCAAGATTGTACTCGCCAATACGAATAAAGTCACCGAGCTGGCCGGATGCGGCATCGCGGTCACAAGCCAGAATGCCCGTGCTTTCGTGGAGTACATATCAGACATTGAAAACCTCAACTATGATGTGATCCCCGAACGGAAAAGCATCGGGCGCTTCGGGTACATTCCGGACGAAGGATTTTCCCCCTTTGTAGACGGCTTGATCTTCGATGGCGATGCCAGCTTTGCTGCCATGTTCCGGACGGTTCGGAGCCACGGCTCTGAAACCAAATGGTTGGAAACGGCGGCAGAGGTGCGCGCAATGTCCACGACAGCGAAGATCATACTTGCGGCATCCTTTGCCAGTGTTCTTTTGGAGCCACTCGGATGTCTGCCGTTCTTCGTACACCTTTGGGGCGTTGACTCCGGCACCGGTAAGACCGTCGCTTTGATGGTGGCTGCAAGCGTTTGGGGCGATCCGGCTATCGGCAACTACGTCAAGACCTTTGACGGCACCGTCGTAGGCCTTGAAAAGACAGCGGCGTTTCTCAATGAGCTGCCGCTGTGCCTCGACGAGCTGCAGCTTGCCAAGGACAGTAAAGGTCGCACGAATTTTGATGTCTACAAGCTTGCACAGGGTGTTGGACGAACCCGCGGCAACCGTGCCGGTGGCGTCGATCTGACACCGACCTGGCATAACTGTATTCTCACGACGGGAGAAAGCCCGCTGACCGGACAAGCCTCCGGCGCCGGTGCGGTCAACCGTGTTATTGACATCGAATGCAAAGCGTCTCAGGCCGTTATAAAGGACGGTATGCATGTCTCCGGTATGGTCAAGCGCAACTATGGCTATGCCGGCAAACGGTTCGTGGAGGAGCTCTATAAGCCGGGCGTGATCGATCATATTGCACCGCGGTATCAAGAACTGTTCCGGGATCTGAGCGATCGTGACACGACTGAGAAACAGGCTATGGCGGCCGCAGCGATCGTCCTCGCGGACGAATTAGCGTGCCGGTGGATCTTCGACGGCACGCAGAAGCCGATCACCGTGGAAGAGATCTCCGAGTTTCTCGCGTCCAAGGCGGCAGTGTCAGCCGGTGACCGCGCTTATAAATACCTCTGCGGATGGGTAGCGCAGAACAGCAATCACATGGTCGGCCGCTCGGAAACAATCGACGTTTACGGAAGTATCGAGGACGGAAAGGCATATATCATCCGGCCAATCTTTGAACGTGCTCTCTCTGACGCAGGATATTCGACCGCTGCCACGCTGTCTCACTTGAAGGAAGCTGGTCTGATTGAAACGCGCGGCCGTGCCATGACCAAATGCAAACGCATCAACGGCGTACAGACGGAGTGCATCTGTCTGACCCTACCTCTTCTTTCCGAAGACGGAGAGGAGAGCGGCGAGGAATTGCCGCTGTAAATGCGGAAAAGCGCGGAAGAATGCGGTACATCTGTTACGCGCCCGCAAACCCTTGTGCCGCAAGGCTTTGACGGCGTTTTTTAGAGGTGCGCGGAACTGAGGAACACGGTATACACCACTATAGGAAAAGTTTGTGCGAGTGTGGAAATTAACGGGAACTTAACGTACACGCAAAAGGCGAGGAAAGTTTCACATTTTATGTTCCGCAGTTCCGCACATACCCGCAAACCATTGTGCCGCAAGGCTTTGTTGCGCGGAGCATGGTTTCCGCGATGCTCCGCAGTTACGCACAAAAGGAGCAAAAATGAAATTACGAGACTATCAAATCGACTGCATCGACACGATCGATGCGCAGCCGCCGGGTGCCTACCTTGCTCAGATGGCAACAGGGCTCGGCAAGACGGTGACCTTTGCCAACCTCCCGCGGCATGGTAAGCGTATGCTGATTCTTTCCCACCGTGAGGAGCTGGTAGAGCAGCCACGTAAATACTTTGACTGTTCCTTCGGCGTCGAGCGTGCGGCACTCCAGAGCTACGACGAGGAGGTCGTCAGCGCATCAGTGCAGTCTCTTGTGCGCCGCCTGCACCGTTTCCGACCGGATGAATTTGGGCTGATCATCTGCGATGAGGCGCACCATGCCGCAGCGAATACTTACCGGAAGATCTTCGACCACTTCCGGCCGGAGAAACTGATCGGTTTCACCGCTACCCCGAATCGCGGAGACAAGGTCCGCCTGGATACGGTGTTCTCCAAGATCATCTTTCAGAGAGATCTTCGCTGGGGCATCGAGCACGGATATCTCTGCAATATCTTTTGCCGGCGCGTCAATATTGGTTACGATCTGAGCCAAGTCCGCACGCAGCGGGGTGACTACGCGCCCGGTGAGCTGGACGAAGCAATGGAAGGCACAGCCGACGCGATTGCACAGGCTTATCGCGAGCTGGCCACCGGTGCAACGCTGATCTTCGCTGTCAGCGTCCACCACGCGGAGGAGATCGCAAAACGGATACCCGGCGCTGTGGTAGTTACCGGTGAGACCAAGGATCGCGCTGCCATCATCAAGGCATTTACTGCCGGAGAAATCCCCTGCATTGTCAACTGCATGGTTTTCACCGAAGGCACCGACATTCCTCGCGTGGAAACGGTCATCATTGCCCGCCCTACGCAGTCTGAATCACTCTATGCGCAGATGGTCGGACGTGGTCTCCGGTTGTACCCCAGCAAGGAAAAGCTCAACCTGATTGACTGTGTCGGCATTACGGGCCGCTCGTCGCTCTGCACGGCACCTTCTTTGCTCGGGCTGGATATGTCCAATGTGCCGGTACGCAAGGCCAATGAAGTGGTGGGCGATATTTTTGACCTGCCGGCAAAGATCGAGGCCGCCAGTGATGCACCGGAGAGCTGGATTCGCAATATCGAGATAGTTGATCTCTGGGCAAAGGGGCAGAAGTACAACACCCATGATGTCAATTATTTCAAAATGCCGAATGGTTCTCTCGTCTGCTCCCTGAAGGGAAATCAGAAGATCGTCATTCCCTGTCCGGATGCCCTTGGCATGATCAATATGCCGGATGGAGCTCGCTGCGGTATGCAGGAAGCTCTTGACCGGGCGTATTGCCGTCTGATCCGAGATTTCTTAGATTGCCGATACCTATGGGACCTGACGCTTATCAAACGATGGGGACGTATGCCGGCATCAGAAAAGCAGCTGCAGATTATCCGGCGCTGCTGCAAGGGGTATGACCCTGCTGGCCTGAGCAAGAGCGAGGCCAATCAGATACTCAACCGTTTATTCAACGAACCGAAGAGGAAACGATGATGAAGCTGTATGTGTCGAAAGTAGAAGACCGCGATCAGATGGTCGTGATCCTTGCCAGGAACGGCTACACCGTCCGGCAGGGAAAGGAAAAGGATATCAAGAGCAATAAGACGGTGAGCTTTGTGGAGGTAATTGAGAATGGCAAGTGAATCCAGCCATCAGCAGGCGGTGATTAAGTGGTCGCAGCAGCCGTCTGTGCGTGAGCGGTATCCGGAGCTGGCCCTCCTGCACCACATCAAGAATGAGACAAAGGAAGGCGTCAAACAGGTCGCTGTGGATAAGGCGATGGGCGTCAAAAAGGGCGTGCCGGATCTGCACCTGCCTGTCGCCCGCGGTGGCTATCACAGCCTCTACATCGAGATGAAGAACGAGACTGGCCGCGCAAACGACGCGCAGAACTGGTGGCTTGAACGTCTGAAGCTGGAGGGTAATTACACCGTGGTTTGCCACGGCTGGCAGTCGGCGGTGGACATCCTCACATGGTATCTCGGACTGGATGAATACCATGCCTGAGTTTGCCCTGCCCTATGAGCAGGCTGCCATGCATAACGAAGAAATGCCGGCGGGCCTGAGTATTTATGACCAGGCAGCATTTCAAGCCCTCCGGCATCTCTACCGATCTCACCGCATGAAGATCATCGACCGCGCGCAGGCGTCTCACGAAAAAAAGATGATCGTCAAGGCGCGCAATGAGGCGGCCGCTGTTGCTGCCTTTGAGCAAAAATGTGCGTTTGTCCGTGCCGAGACGATCCGGCTGACCGAGGCGGCAAAGACCGCCTGTCGAAAAGATCCTACCCCTGAAAATGCTATGAGGCTTGTCAATGTGCTTGACGGCCTCGAAAGGAGTTCCCCCGATGAAAGAAATGGAGATCAACAAGCCGGCGATCATCGCCCGGTTGAAGGCGTACCGGGAACGTAAGGGACCGGATGCCTACCGCATCCTCGCCCACTACGTCGGCAAAAAAAGCGTGTCCAGTTATGTCCTGCAGTCCATCGCCAATAGTGCCTACCGTGTTCCGAACGATATTTGGGAGCGCATCGACAAGGTGCTGGACGAGCTTGAAAAGAAGGAGGCAAAGCGCCGTGAAGAATAAGTTGACCGACCTGAACAACCACCTCTTTGCTGAACTGGAGCGTCTGAGCGATGAGGACCTGCAAGGCGAAGAGCTGACTGCGGAGATCAACCGTGCGAAGGCCATCACAGGCGTTGCATCTCAGATCATTGCAAACGGTACGCTTGCTCTGAAAGCGAAGGTCATCGCCGATAACAGCTTGTCCGCGGACTTCACCGTTCCCGCGATGCTGGAGGATTGAGCCATGCCGAAAGGACGAGCAACCTACTTCTCCAAGACATTTCCGGAGCCGATTGTGCGATACATCATGGCAAACCATGTCGGCATCGGTCCGACTGAGATGGCAGATAAGCTGAATGAGAAATTTGGTACCAGCTATACCGTTTCGCAGCTCAATGGCTATTACAAAAATCACCACCTCAACAGCGGCCTTACCGGACGCTTTGAGAAAGGTCAAATCCCTGCAAATAAGGGCAAGCATACGCCGACGGTCGGCCGCATGGCAGAGACCCAGTTTAAGAAAGGCCACCTTCCGCACAATACCAAGCCGATCGGCTATGAGAGGATCAACAAAGGCGGTTACGTCGAAGTGAAGGTCAAGATGCGGCCGAGCAATCCGTTCTGCAATGATAACTTTGTGCTGAAGCATCGATTTCTTTGGGAGACGGCGAACGGTCCCATTCCGAATGGGCATAAGGTGATTTTTGCGGACGGGGACAAGACCAATATCATGTTGGATAATCTACTGCTCATCACCGATGCTCAGATGGCCCGGCTAAACCAAAACCATCTGATCCAGCCGGATAAGGAGTTGACCGTCGCCGGACTGCTCGTCTGCGATGTGATCAGCAAAGCGGCGCTGCGAAAGAAGAAAACGAAGAGGAGAATAACATCATGAAAAAGACGGTTGAAATGACCTATTGTGACCGCTGCAGCACGGAGATCGCTCCGGATGCGCTCGAGAGCTGCGAGGGCTTCGATCTTTGCCGCCCGTGTGCAGAAGAACTCCGCAGGCGCATCCATGACTTCGTGAGCGAACTGAAGGTACCGGAGCAGCCGGAAGTGGAAGCCGCGACCGAGCCTGTCAAGCCTCTTTCGGCAGAGGCAATACCAGCACCAGAGCCGGAGCCTTCGCCTCAGCGCGAACCCGAGCAGGTGGAGTACGGCGGCTTTCTGCATCTCAAGTGCCCCGGCTGCGGTGCTACCAAGACCTTTTGCGCGAAGAAGCCCATGAGCGTGTACCACTGCTACGACTGCGGCACGGATACAGCTCTCGCGAACAACATGACGCCAGTGTATGCCAACTGTGAGTGCGGCAAGAGATCGCGGTATATGACCAATGTGACCGAATGGGGCTTTGATCTTACCTGCGTGGTCTGCGGTGCGCCGGTAGCCGTTGAGTACCGACCCGGCATCAACCAGTACCAGACCTGCGGCAAGGCGTTCGTGAAGTCGCGCAAGCGGAAAAAGTGAGGCCTAAATGAACATCCTTGAGAGAATGGCTGCAAGCGGTTCCGAAGAGCGCATTGCAAACTTCCGTGCCATGCAGCAACGCGATTACGATTTCAAGGTTGCACATGCCGAAGAAACCGCGTATAAGTTCCTGGAGCATCCGCAGATCAATGGCATGGCTTATGTGGCGGTCGGTGGCCTCGACAGCATTACGCTGCTATGCTTCCTTCGCTCGATCGGTATTGACCTTCCCGCGGTTTCCGTGTCCGTGTTGGAGGACAAAAGCATCCAGCGCGTGCATAAAGAACTGGGCGTGACCGCGCTCAAACCGCTGCGCTCCAAGGTCAACGTGATCAAGGAGCTCGGTTGGCCTGTCTTGTCAAAGGAGATTGCCGGAAAGATCAGTCTGCTGCAGCATCCGTCCGAGAAGAATGCCACCGTCCGTCATGCTATTATCACGGGCGAAACCGGAGAGTTTGGCGGCTACCGGAAGAATACGCGCATGAAGCTTTCGCAGAAATGGCTTGAGAAATTTGGCGGTGCCGATGCAGAGGGAGCAGCTCTCGGCTATGCCGCGGCATCTTTCCTTGTATCGGACAAGTGCTGCTATTATCTGAAGGAAAAACCATGCGATGATTATGCCAAAGAGAGCGGGCGTTTTCCGATGATGGGCCTTATGGCTTCCGAGGGAGGACGTCGGCAGAAGGCTCTCATGCTCAACGGCTGCAACTACATCTCACCCGGCACGAAGCGCAGCGCGCCTTTTGCAATCTTCAGTCGACAAGATGTGCTTCGCCTCAACAGGGTCCTGGACGCGCCGGTGCCAGAAGTGTACGGCGAGATTGTCGGTGTAGATGCCGACGGTACGCATTATACGGCCGCATATATCCGCGAGATTGCGGCTACGGAGCCGGATCGTCTTGACAGCATTACGCTCCGGACGACGCTTGCGCAACGTACCGGATGCTCCATGTGTGGCTTCGGCATTACCTTGGAAAAGCGACCGCACCGCTTTGACCTGCTGCGGGAGCAGAATCCGCAGGAATGGGAGTTCTGGATGAAGCATGTGCTTCAGGACGAAAACGGTGAGTGGTACGGCTGGGGGCGTGTGCTGGACTATATCGGTGTTGGCTGGGAGGACGTTCCTGGGGAAACGGACCAAATCAGTATGTTTTAGTCGAAATGGAGGGAAAATAATGGGACGATATTTCAGAATTACGGAGATCGACGATGCTGCTTTTACCCGAGCTACGGGCGAGTATCTTGACTGCTCACAGCTATCCGTTCCAGTCGATGGTGACGTGTATGTGGCCGTCGATGAGGAAGACGAGAGCGAGATTTCTGTCGGGTTGGAGTGCTTCGATTCTGCCGGCTGATACCCGGCAGACGAGTACCCCAAAACGGCCTATTTTTCGGCTTGAGGCGCTGCACATGACCTGCCGGGTGTAAAAGCCAGTAATATCAAGGCTTTGAGGGGCAAAAAATCGGCAATTTTTCGCGCTTCGTCTGACTACTATGCCCACCCATCAGATGGGCGTCAAAATCCGAGCGCACCGGCAGCGGCGCGAGAGGGTTTTGACGCCTCGCAGGAAGGGGAAAACGCAACTATTTTAGGCCCTTGCGTATATCCAATTTTAGGGGCTTTTTGAGGGGCAAAAATCGGATACTCCGCAACGCACCTCAAACGACTGGGAATACTGCGTTTTTTCATTCCGACGCGCACCGTTTATTACCTAAGCTATAGATACCTACGGTAAAAAAACGTTCTGAGGCCAAAACAAATTCACAACTTTTGAGGGGAAGGGAAAATATTCAAAATGATGCTTGAAGTGATGCAATACTTGGCGGCTGCGTTATGGATCATTGCCGCGCTGTTGTGGGTCCGCAACCAGATCCGTATAAAGAAGGCTATCACAGAACTGAACCGGGAAGTAACGAGATTGAAGGAGAGCGAAAATGAGCAGTCAATCGCCAGAGAGATACTTTCCGCAAAAATTGCAGTCAATGAGAGAACGGCGTCGCCTCTCACGGCAGATGCTGGCGGATCTGTGCGGCCTGAGTCGTAATGTGATTGCACAGTACGAGCGAGGCAAGCGCTTCCCCTCGATAGGCAACCTCATTGTGCTTGCAGATTTCTTTGACACCTCCATCGATGATCTCGTGGGGAGAAAATAATTTTTCGAGGGTGCGTCGCTCTGTGTGCATCGGGCAAAAAAACGGTGTTATGCTGAGATTAAGGGACGGCCGTCACCTTCTTTTGAGCCGCCCGGTACCGAGGCGGCCTTAATATCGGACTCCATGATGTTTGGCGCGCTGGGTTAGGGGGAAACTCAGCGCGCCGTCTCCTATTTTTTGACTTGAGGGGTGGTGACGTGCCGAATGAAAAGAATCTTATCCCATTCAACCGGCGAACAGAGAGTGAGCAGAGAGCTATTCAGTCTGCGGGCGGTATCGCGTCCGGCGCGGCACGGAGACGCAAGAAAAGCCTGAAAGAGGCCGCTGATCTGTACCTTTCGCTGCCCGTTTCAGACAAGCGAAGGTGGAATAAGATTGCACGAAGATATGTCGATCCGGAAGATGTAGACAACCAGATGGCCATGATCATCGGGCTGACCGAGGCTGCTACTGCCGGTGACGCCCGAGCAGCGAAAGTCATTATTGAGCTGCTGGGCGATAGTGCCGGTGAAGACGATGGAGGTGTACAGATCATTGACGACCTGTAAGCTCTCGGAGACGATCTCGCCAGCGTTTGTAGGATCCCACCGTGCGATAAAGGCGGGGGCGGTCAACGAACTGGTCGAGAAAGGCGGACGCGGAAGCTGTAAGTCTTCCTTTATTTCGCTTGAGATTATCCTACTGATTCTGAAAAATCCGCTGATTCACGCCTGTGTCTTTCGCAAATATGGCAATACGCTGCGTACTACGGTCTATACACAGATCGTGTGGGCGATCGCCCAGCTGGGCCTAACGCGGAAGTTTCGCTGTACGGTGAGCCCCATGGAATGTGTCTACATTCCCACCGGACAGAAGATCATGTTCTTCGGCATGGATGATCCCGGCAAGGTGAAATCCATCAAAGTGCCGTTTGGATATATCGGCATTGACTGGTTCGAAGAACTGGATCAGTTTGATGGGCCGGAGCAGATCCGCAATGTGGAGCAGTCCACCTTGCGTGGCGGCCCTTTTAGCTTTACGTTTAAGAGCTTCAATCCGCCGGCTATGGCTCGCAACTGGGCCAACCGCTATGTGCTGGAAAAAAAGCCCGGCCAGCTGGTCCATCACAGCACCTACCTGACCACGCCGCCGGAATGGCTCGGCCCGCGTTTCATTGCCGATGCCGAGCACCTGAAGAACACCAATCCTACCGGGTACCGACATGAGTATCTGGGCGAGGTAGTCGGCTCCGGAACGCAGGTATTTGAGAACCTGAAGATTCGTGCCATCACGGATGCTGAGACGAAGGAATTTGACCGCATTACAAACGGAGTGGACTGGGGGTGGTATCCTGACCCTTGGGCGTGGAACCGGATGCACTATGACTCTGCCAGACGGACGTTGTACCTGTTTGATGAGCTGACGCGCAACCGTACCAGCAACCATGACACGGCGGCCTTGGTCAAAGCCAGGGTACCGGCCGGCGAGCTGCTGATCGCAGACAGCGCTGAGGAGAAATCCGTCAGCGACTACAAGAGCTATGGACTGAACTGCCGGGCCTCTGAGAAAGGCCCCGGAAGCGTCAATTACTCCATGAAGTGGCTGCAGTCGCTGACTGCTATCGTGATCGATCCTGAGCGTTGTCCTGATACCACGAGGGAATTTACTGAATACGAATACGAGCGCGATGAAAAGACCGGTGAGGTGCTTCAGGGTTACCCTGACGCGGCGAACCACCATATCGACGCTGTAAGATATGGCACAAACAAGATCTGGAAGCGGAGGGGCCGATGAGCAAATTGAAAAGATGGCTATACGAGCGATTCCTTCCGGCTTGGTGCAGGGACGACCTGATGCGTGCTAATGAGTTGTTATCTGAAAAATGCAAGGCGCAGGCCCGGGAGATCGAGCGCCTGCAGGCTTATATCGATGGGGTACATGCGGCCCAGCGTCGCCAACCCCGCATCGTGATCAACTGTCGGGAGGTGTCTAAACCGTGAGCATTTTCTCAGCCCTGTTTGAACAGGGAAAAGTCTATAACTTTGAGCAGGCTTTCGGCGTGAAGGACATCACTACCGATGCCATGCAGGCGGCTATCAAGGACTGGGCGCTGTTGTACTACCAGACGGACGCCACAAAGGAAGAGGATCCATGCCAACGCATTCCCGTGGCAGTCGTATCCAAACTCACCAAGACAACCTTCTCTGAGTACAAGGCGGTGCCGGCAAAACAAAACGCTGACTATATCGAGACAATTCTGCGGGAGTTGGATGCTGTAAGGGTAAAGGCTATGCAGCAGGCTCTCATCGGCGGTCAATGCTACCTGAAGCCGGTTTTCGGCCTGACAGGATTGTCTTTCACTGTTGTTTCCCGTGGCAGCTATATTCCATTGGGACGTGACGAACGAGACGTGATTACCGATATCGGCATGGCCGAGCGTACCGTGGAAGGCCGCAACTACTACACACTACTGGAACGGCGCAGGGTAGATGCAAGTGGCAACCTGACGATTGAGAGCAAGCTATATCGTTCTGAAACGGAACAGGTTCTCGGATATGAAACGAGTCTCAACGCATTGGAAAAGTATTCCAATCTGGTACCGGAGCTGTTCCTTCCTGGTGTGGGGTCCATCGGCCTGGTTCCTGTGAGGACGCCGCAGGAAAACACCGTGGATGGCAGTCCTGATCCAGTCAGCATTTACGCGCCGGCGGCGGGACTGATTCACAATATCAACCGAAATGAAGCACAGATGAACCGCGAGTTTGAGAATGGCCGGAGTCGCATCGTAGCGTCGGCGGACCTTCTGAAAACCGGCGAGAATGGCAAGAAACAGCTGACGGATGATCTCTTTGTTGGCTTGGAGGATGACCCCGAAGCTGTGGGCATGACGATTTTCGCGCCGACTCTGCGGGATCAGTCCTTCTTGGCCCGCAAGACGGAATATCTGCGAAATGTAGAAAGCTTGATCGGCTTGAAACGCGGCCTGCTCTCTGAGGTGGAGGCGGCGGAAAAGACTGCTACCGAGATCACAAGCTCTGCCGGAGACTACAACCTGACCATCATCGACTTTCAGAATATGTGGGAAAGTGCCGTCAGGGAAGGTGTGCGCGTGAGCGATATCCTCGGACGTACATACAAGGTTTACTCCGGCCCCGTGGTCGATCCTGCCAAGGATGTGGCTATCAGTTGGGGCAACGGTATTCTGTATGACGAGGACCAGACCTGGGCGGACTACAAGGACATGGTGGCTCGTGGCCTTCTGAAGCCGGAGATCGCTGTCGGCTGGTATTTCGATATGCCGACCGAAACCGAAGCGGATCTGGCAAAGATCAGAGAAAAATATATGCCTGAGATCAGCGCTCTTGGCACGGGGGATGAGTAATGCTGACGCCGGAGCAGATCGAGGGTTTCCGCCTTGCCGCGGGGCGTCTGATCGATCCCGTCAACACCTATCTGCTGAAAGATATTGCCCGCCGCATACAGGAAGCCGGAAAGCTCACCAGCACCGCGGCCTATGAAGCATGGCAGGTCGAATGGCTCGGCAAAGGCCGTAAGGAGCTTGAGCGGGAGCTGTCGCAGCTCCTCGGAGTGACACGACGAGAAGCACGAAAACTTTTGCGTAGCGCAGCCCGCTATGGGTACGATACGACACTCAGCAGGTATCCCGGCCATCTTGTTCCGTTTGACACGAATCAGGCGATTCAACAAATTGTGTCTGCCGCTGTTATGTTGGCCGGCGATGAGCTGAAGAATATCACACAAACCAAGGCAATCCTGATGGTGGATCCTTACGGCCGTTATCAGACTTTGCCAAAGGCTTATTGTGCCTGCACAGATTACGCCTTTCAGCAGGTCTTTACTGGAGCAGCTGATTACAATACCGCGATCCGGCAGGCGTGTGCAGGGATCGCAAAGCACGGTGTTTCCATCGCTTATGCTTCTGGCGTCCATACCAGTCTGGAAGCGGCCGTCCGACGGAATATTATGGGCGGCCTTGGTCTGATGACGGAGCAGATCAGCCGACAGAACCATGATGACCTCGGCTGCAATGGATGGGAGATTTCCGCGCACGCCAACAGCGCGCCGGATCATGAGCCGATCCAGGGCCGGCAATACAGCGATAAAGCCTATGATACCCTTAACAACGGTCTTGTGCGCCGGATCGGTACGCTGAACTGTGGCCATGTAGCAAGCCCTATCATTCTCGGCGTGAACAGTCCGCAGTACAGCGCCGAAGAACTGGAAAAGTTCCGGCAGGACAATGAGGCCGGCGTCACCTTTGACGGCAAGCATTATACCGGCTATGAAGCTACGCAGATGCAGCGCCGCTTGGAGCGTGCTATACGAGCGCAGAGAAGACGTGTGCTTCTGGCAGGACCGGAGGACATAGAACCGCATAAAAGCCGCTTGGCGGTTCTCCAGCAGGAATGCGAGCGGTTTTCCAAGAGTGTCGGCCTTCGCACAGAGACGGAGCGACTGGAGGTATCCGGCTTCGGGCCGAAACAGATGCAGTCGACCAAGATTGTAACGCATAGGGCTGCTCCGGCGGCAAAGGCTGTTACTTTCACCGACATCACCGGGAAATGGTATCCGAATGCCAAACCTAATAGCCATCCGGTGTTGGAACTGCAGGAATACACGCCCGGCGGTGAGACTTACAAGGTCGACGGCCATAATGTGGTCTTGGATCACGATCCGCATGAGAAAGAAATCGCCGAGCTTCTCGAGCGAGAAGTCGGCGGAGAGATCTATTTGGTGCCGCGTGTGAATAATCCACAAGGCGTATCTACGCCGGACTATTTGTTCCATGGGCGAGGATATGACCTGAAAACACTCGGGGAGAAAGCTGGGCCAAATACAATGTTCCAGCGAGTGAAAAAAGCAAAACGACAATCCAGAAACTTTATAATTGATGTCTCAGATACCAAGCTTGACAGAGAAATGATTGATCAGCAAATTAGCAAGATATTTTGGTCAGAAAACACTCGATTTGTGGATGAAATTGTTATCATCAATGACGGACACATAGTTCGGGTGGCGAAAAGGGCATAAAAAAGGAGCCTACCGCCATCACACCCCATTTAAGGGGATCAGAGAAGACAACGATGTGCTCCAGTTAATTATTATATACCACATTTTCAAACCGGATTCAAGCATTTTTTGTTGATTACAGGCCTGCGCCTGTGCTCATATTTGCCTCGGCCGGGCGTAATCAAGGCCAACCGCAGCGGAGGCGACCCGCGTAATGAAAGCGTAGCGGAGAGAGGAGAAATAGTGAAGCGTGAATTTTTGGAAAATCTGAAGATCGGCGATCAGACGCTGAGTAAGGAACTGATCGACACCATCATGGCGGAGAATGGTCGTGACATTGAGGCGACAAAAAAGCCTTTTGCCGACTATGATGCCATCAAGGAGCAGCTAAAGACCGCTCAGGACGGTCTGAAGGCGTTCGAGGGTGTGGATGTAAAGGACCTGCAGGACAAGATCAAGAACCTCAACACCCAGCTTTCCGACAAGGATAAGGAATGGCAGGAGAAGCTGAACGGCATGGCCTTTGATGGGAAGATCAAGGATGCCATTTCTGCTGCCAAAGGGCGCAACGCGAAAGCCATTGCGGCGCTTCTGGATGTTGACAAGCTGCGGAAGTCCAACAATCAAGATGCGGAGATCAAGGCTGCTCTGGAGGACCTGAAGAAAGACAACGCTTATCTGTTTGAGGATGATACCACTCCGCCGCCCTATGCCGGTGGAACTGGCAAAAATCCCCCTCCCGGAAAGTATGACGCTGAGACCGCCAAAATCATGGCGGCCGCCGGACTCGATCCCGAAAAGGACTGAGGATCAATTAAACATTGAGAGGAGCATTTTATAATGGCAAACGCTATTACTCTGGCTAAGATCTTTATCCCCATCCTGGATAAGATCTACAAGAACGCTTCCCTGACTTCTGTGCTGGACGGCAACCCCGAACTGGTGCGTCAGGGTGCAAGCTACAACGAGATGATCATTCCCAAGATCGCCATGCAGGGCCTCGCCGATTACAGCCGCAATGGCGGTTACGTGAACGGCGATGTGACCCTGACCAACGAGACGGTCAAGTGCAACTTCGACCGCGGCAGAATGTTTCAGGTGGACTCTATGGATAACCTGGAGACCGCCGGCATCGCTTTCGGCCAGCTGGCTGGCGAGTTCCTGCGCACAAAGGTGGTTCCGGAGCTGGATGCTTTCCGCTTTGCGTCCTATGCCGGCACCACGGGTATCTCCAAGATCTCTGCTGGCGCTTCACTGACGACCGGCGAGGCGGCCATCGCTGCCATCCGCGTCGGCAACAGCAAGATGGATGAGGACGAAGTGGATCCCAACAATCGCTATCTGTTCATCACGCCCACTCTGCTGGGCCTGATCCAGGACATGGAGACCACCAAGTCCAAGGAAGTCCTGCAGAACTTTGCCGGTATCCGCAAAGTACCTCAGAGTCGCTTCTATACGGCTATCAGTCAGTATGACGGCTCTACGTCCGGCGAAGAAGCTGGCGGCTATGTGAAGGACTCCACCAGCGGCTGCGATATCAACTTCATGATCATCGAGAAGTCCGCGGTCATTCAGTTCGAGAAGCATGTGGCGCCCAAGATCATCACGCCGGATCAGAACCAGAATGCCGACGCCTACAAGTTCGGTTATCGTAATGTCGGTATTGCCGATGTTTACGATAACAAGGTGGCCGGCATCTACCTGCACCACAAGGCCAAGGGCTGAGGAGGTGCTATATGCGTACTGTCGGCTTGATTTTGCCGCCGGAGGAACCGGCCTACATCTGCCCGCATTGCGGTAAGAACTACAAGAGCGAAGCGGCTCTTACAAAGCATCTCCAAGACAAGCATCCTGATCTTACAGAAGGTTTGAATGATGCGAAGGAGGGCAACGATGCCGAAGACTGACAACCGTCTGCTGCATCTGACCGATCCGAACGTGACGGAGAACTTCAATCGCGTTCTGAAGGAAGTGGACAAGGGCAGCAAGTCCGTTGTGGGAATCGCGCTCACAACCGATGCAGCTGGAAAGGTGACGGGTGGAACCGCTACGCTGTTGAATGGCTCTGAGGTTGAGATCACGGTTGCTCCGGCAGAAACGACCTGATAAGGAGGCACCGTCATGGTTGATTATACGTTTTACACAGAAACTTACCTCGGCGGTGCCATCTCCGCTGAAGAGTGGCCGGAGCTGGAAGCGCGAGCTGCGGACCAGCTCCGGCACTATAAGCGAATCTATACCGTGACCTGCCCAGAGAAAAATGCGGAGAGCATGGCTATCTGTGCTATGTCTGAGGCGCTACACAACGTCGATTTGGTCGTAAACGGAACTGCCGGGGCTGTGCAGGCCGCGTCCATCGGATCTGTGTCAACGACCTATGGCAGCGCGGCGGCTACTGCGGTGGATGTCTCTGAGAAAGGGCAGGCCAAAGCGCTGTATCGAGCAGCAAGTCTCTATTTGGACATTTATCGGGGGGTGAGCTGATGCTTGCTCTTAGAAACAAAAAATGCCCAGTCAATTACGAGCTCTGCAATCAGACGGTCACCGTGTACCACCAGAGCGGACCGGATGCCTACACTCGGAGAGTATTTGCCAACGCCTTTCTTGACTTCAAGAAGACGCAGAATGTGGATAAGACCGGCAGTAGTGAGGTAAGCAGCTTCCTGTTGGTCATTCCCGGCTCGACGGTTCCGGTAGAAGTTGGAGACAAGGTTCTTTTGGGCGAAGGCCCGAAAGTCAGCACGCGGGCCGATTGGTCCGCGCTGATCCCGGTTAAGGTTCCTGGACTTGTCGTTATCAAGTACGTTGATCCGAAGTATTGGAACGGCTGTGTAGTTCATACGGAAGCAGGTGGGTAATATGTCGATTATTGGCAGCGTCAAGGTGAACAGCCACCCGGTGGCGGAGATCCTGCGTCGGAAAGGCCTGGACATGAACGGTGATGTGCAGCGGTTCCATACCGCCAATGTGCTGCGTCGCATTGTGCGGTATATGCCATACCGGACTGGAGCGACCATCAAGCTGACACAAGCGCAGTCTCCCATCAGTCGCCCGGAGATCAATAGCTTTGTGCCCTATGCCAGGTATCTGCATGAGGGAAAAGTCATGGTTAATGCTGTGACAGGGAATGGTCCAATGCTGATTCCGGGTATCGGGCCACGATGGCGGCGCGGCACGCAGCTGAAAGCGACCGAGCGGCCGTTGAAGTATACCGCGGCAAAGAATCCGGATGCAGGGCCGTTCTGGGGACGGCGCCTTCAGGAAAAGGAAGGCGATGCCATGCTGACGGATCTGAAGAACTACGTTCGGGGGAGGCCTGATCCCGTATGAATGCTTTGGAAACAGTCCGCGGCTGGTTGGCAGATTTTCCACAGTACAATGTACTCTCGGGCTTCCAGGTGGACTATACCGACAAGATCCCCAATACCGGAGGTATCCTGCCGGACGGACTGGTGGAAGTAAGCCGGAAACGGGATATTGTTGGCAATACCACAATCACCAACCAGTACAACTTTGGCCTGTACTATGTGTTTGAAAAGGCTCCCAATGACGATGAAGGGGCCGCAAAAAACGCTGATTGGATCGTAGACCTGCAAGAGTGGGTTCAGGAGCAGTCAGTAACCGGAGCCGCGCCGGTATTCGGGGATGATCCCCGTGAAGAGCGGATCACCGCACAGAATGGTACGCTGCTACAGACTGATGAGGAAGGAACCGGCGTCTATGTAGTGCAGCTATCTGTGCGGTTCATCAAAAAGTTTAAGGGGGAAAACAAATGGCTGATATGACGTTTAACACACCGGCTGGACAGGTCGTGGATCGGAAGCTCCTGATCCTGTATCTGAATACCGGGACCAATAGCGCTCCGGTCTGGAGCCCCGTCGGTAAGCGCGTGGAGGAGAGCTCCATGGAGTATGATTACAGCGAAGAGAGCAAGACTGATATCTTCGGTGAGATCTACACCAACATGAAGAAGCCTGTGATCACGCAGAGCTTTGAGCCTTGTGAGCTGGACTCCGGTGACGCGGCCCAGGTGAAGATCTGGAACCAGTCTATCAAGGAACAGAATGTGGCGGCTATGGCCAACAACGACCTGTTGGTGGTCCATGCTTACGCCGGTACGGCGGATACCGCGGTATTCGCGGAGCGGTATGAATCCTGCATGGTCAAGCCCGCCTCTCTGGGCGGCAGCTCTAATGTGGGTATGCCTATCGATGTGACCTATGGCGGTACCCGCACCACCGGCACGGCGGCTATTGCTGACGGTTCGGTTACCTTCACCAAAGCGGCCTGAGAGTAGGAGGAGATGACTGTGAATGCTTTGAATTTCTCTACCGGCATCAAAACCTTCGATGTCAATGATGGTGCTGCGCAGATCAGCTACAATCCAACAGACGTGAACTTTGTTTCCACCCTGTATGATCTGTTTGTGGGCTGCTCTGAGCGGTATGAGGCTGATAAGGACAAAAAGTTTGAAAATAATACTGCATTTTTCGAATACGCAAAACAGCGCGACTCGGAAGTGCGTGAGGGAATTGACGCTTTGTTTGGCGAAGGTTCTGCTGCTTCAGTTTTTCAGGGCATCAGTTCCTACGCTATGGCGGACGGCCTTCCTCTGTGGACAAACTTCCTGCTGGCTGTCATTGATACGGTGCCGGAGGAAATGAGCAAGCAGATCAAGACATCCAAGCCGCGCGTGGAGAAGTACCTGAAGAAATATCATCGCTGAGAGGAGAATCGGATGGAATACACTTTGCCGAAAACAGTATTTGTGGGCGGCAGGGAGTATTCCATCCGTTCTGATTATCGCGCCATTTTGGACATCTGCGAGGCCCTGACAGATCCAGAGCTGAGTAATGAAGAAAAAGCCGATGTGATGCTATACATCTTCTACCCGGAATTTGCTGATATGCCGACGAAGGACTGGCAGGAAGCTGCAAAGCAATGCATCTGGTTCATCAACTGCGGGGAGAATGAGCGGCGTCAACGGCCGGCACCAAAGCTGATGGATTGGAGTCAGGATTTTCGCTATATTGCGGCGCCCATTAACCGTGTTCTGGGAAAAGAGATCCGGGAAATGGAGTACCTGCATTGGTGGACATTCATCTCTGCTTACTATGAAATCGGAGACTGCCTCTTTGCACAGATCGTTCGGATTCGCAATCTGAAAGCGAAAGGAAAACCTTTGGATAAGACAGATCAGGAGTGGTACCGAGACAACAGAGAACTGGTAGATCTGAAAACCAGTTTTACAGAGGCTGAGGATGCAGTCGTAAACGCATGGCTGGGAAAGAAATGAGGTGACGCAATGCCCGGAGCAGATGGGTATATTACATACAGCACTAAGCTGGATAACGAAAATCTTGAAAAGGATCTTTCCAGCACAACAAAGAAGATTGAGCGTTTGGAGAAACAGCTCCAGAAAAACAGCGATAAACGCTTACCGATCTCCCGGCGTGTCAGCGAGTTGGGCGCTCAGTTGGATAAGGCAAAGGCCAAATTGGTTTCCCTGCAGGACGAAGCGCAGCGCATAGCGGGGGCCATGTCTAACGCAAATTCCAACGACCCAGCCAGTATTGCAGCTTATACAGAAGCTGCCGCCCGGCAGGCAAGTATCACGCGAGAGCTTGCGGCTCAGCAGAAAACTGTGGATGGCCTTCAAGCAAAGTTTGATCAGGCTGCCGACCGTCTGGACGATGTTGATACAGCAGCGAAGCGCATCAATGGTGACCTGGCAACAGCTAAGGACCATGCGGGAAAGGTAGCTAAGGAGCTTTACAAGCCGGCCACTGCCGCCGACGCTGTTGCGCGCGCGGTGGAGCAGGCAGACCAGCGGATCAAGAAATTCTCCGACCGGGTCAAGGGCCTTGTCAAGCGAGTATTTATTTTTACGATGATCACAGCAGCGCTGCGGTCCATGAAGGACTGGATGGGCAAGGTAGTGCAGTCCAACAGTGAGGCCTCGGCTGCGGTTGCCCGTCTGAAGGGGGCGCTGCTGACATTGGCGCAGCCTATTTTGTCGGTGCTGATCCCGGCTTTCACAGCACTGGTCAACATCCTCACCCGTATCGTGAGCGCGATCGCCGGCATGGTGTCCCTCCTGTTTGGAAAGACCATCGGGCAGGCGAAGGACGCAGCAAAAAATATGTATGACGAGGCGGAGGCTATCGAGGCCACAGGCAGCGCCGCAAAGAAAGCGTCGAAATCGTTGGCCAGCTTCGATGAGATCAATAAGCTGTCGAACAGTGCTTCGGGCGGCGGGGGAGGCTCCGCAGCCAAGCCGGATTTCTCTTTTGACACCTCCAGTATGGCGTCGGACTTTGAAAAGATCCTGAACTGGGTAAACCTGATCGGCGCGGCGCTGCTGGCGTGGAATCTCTCCAAAGGCTTTATGGACGGGCTGACAAAATTCGTTGGCCTGCTGGTGGCCATTCGCGGTGGCATTGATCTGGCGAAGGGCGCGTGGGACGCATGGCAAAACGGGGTCAGCATGGATAACTTTCTCGAGATGCTGAAGGGCGCCGCAGAGCTAACACTCGGCCTCTGGATCGCTTTCGGGAAGCTGGGCGCCGGGATCGGGATGGTCGTCAGCGGTCTGGTCATGTTCGCCACCGGGCTGCATGACGCGCTGGAGAATGGCTGGAGCTTTGAAAATATGCTGTCTACCGTGGCCGGCCTGCTGATATCCGGCCTTGGGATCGCTGTTCTGACCGGCTCGTGGATACCCCTGCTGGTCGCCGCTATTGCCGGCCTGCTGCTGGTGTTCACGAATGCCTTCGGGCAGGGGCAGGCTATGCTGGACGGCATGAAATCCCTGCTACAGGGCTTTCTCGACTTCTTTAAAGGCGTTTTTACCGGAGATTTGGCTCTTACAGTGCAAGGCATTCAACTCATGGTGCAGGGGCTTCAAACTATTATTGAAGCTGTTCTGACGGCCTTGCAGACGGCTATAAATGCACTTTTCAACTGGTTGGACGAGCAAACAAACGGTCGGCTGTCGGGACTGATCGAGTGGATCAAGACATTCCTAAACAGTTGGATCGAGACGCTGAAAGTGACGCTCAATAATATGGTCAACAGTATTCAGCAGATCCTCACAGGTGTTGTGACCTTCATTTCAGGTGTCTTTGCCGGAAATTGGAAGCGCGCTTGGGACGGTATCGCATTTATCCTGAAGGGCGTTTGGAATCTGATCGTGACCATTGTTGAAAACGCTATCAACCTTGTTATTGATCTCATCAATGCAATGGTGCGTGCGTTTAATGATGCCTTTGAGCCGATGCGTGCGCTAACAGGATTTCCCCCAGTCATTCAGGAGATGTCTTACGTTGAACTTCCTCGTCTGGCTACCGGGGCCGTTATTCCTCCCAATAGGGAGTTCTTGGCGGTGCTGGGTGATCAGAAACAGGGCACGAACATTGAAACGCCCCTGGATACCATGGTTCAGGCCTTCCGACAGGCACTCTCTGAAGGCGGGTACAGCGGCCAGAGTACGGCTTACCTTGTCATTGACGAGGACGTTCTGGGCAAGGTCGTATATCGGCTGAACAAGTCCGAGTCGAACCGTGTCGGCGTCAGTCTGGAGGATTACTGATATGAGCTATATCAAACTGAACGGCAGGGAGTTTGACGCAGACGTCGCAATTTCTGCTTATAGCCGGAATTTCAACGTGCTGGACGGTGATAATGCCGGCCGCGTTATGACCGGCCGCATGATCCGGGATATTATCGGCACCTACGTCGGCCACAAGATCAAAGTCTTCCGGAGGGGCAGCAACTATGCCGGATTGGACGAGTTTTGGGCTTATCTGGTGGAGCACTCCGTAGATGACAGCGTTATGCTGGAGGCGGCGGACGGCCAGACCACCATCTCCTACGAGGCGTATTACACTTCCGGCACACAGGACATCGAATCTGTCTCCAACGGGGTCAATTACTGGGGAGAAATTGAGATCAATTTCATTCCGATGGAAGCGCAGGTGGTTCCCAAATGAGCAAGACCACGCTGCTGTATAAGGATATTGCGCCCGGCGCCGCTCTGGATGCCACGGTGACCGCACCAACAGCGCAGGACAGATCTGCACTTGCTCAACTGCCCGGCGGCACCGTGGAGGAGCCGGCTGCCACGGGGGAACTGAATCAGTGGGGGATGGACGGGGCCTTTGTCCTGGCGTCGGAGATCTCCCCAGCATTCTGGTCGGAGGCCATGAGCGGCGCTGACGGCAGCTTCGCCGTCGGCTCTGAGCCTCAGATCACCATTACCTTCAGCAAGCAGTATTCCTCTGTCGGCATTTCTTTTCGCTTTGATACCGCGACCGGAGGATACTGCTCGGAACTCAACATCAAGTGGTATCAAGGGAGTACCCTAAAGGCAGATCAGGACTTCACGCCTAACGCGGTGGAGTATTTTTGCCAAAAGCGGGTGGAGAGCTATAACAAGCTCCTCCTAACCTTCAAAAAGACAAACCTGCCTTACCGCTACGCCAAGATCGATCATGTGATCTTCGGCGTTCACCGATCCTTCGGTATGTCGGAGCTGCGGAAGGCATCGGCGGTCAATGAGATCGATCTGAGCAGCACCAAGCTACCCGGCTCTAAGCTGAGCTGGACGCTGGATAGCAGGGACGACATTGAGTACATGTTCCAGCTGAAGCAGCCGGTCGAGGTCAGAAATAATGACACACTGGTCGGCGTGTACTACATCGATTCCTATAAGCGTACCTCCAGCCGGGTATACCCGATCGAGTGCTGTGACGCCATCGGCGTGCTGAACGATATGTCTTTTGCCGGCGGCGTATACAGCGGCAAAAGCGCGAAGGCGCTGATTGCGGAGCTGGCTGCGCCCTTTGAGGTGGAATTTGACGCCGGCGTTACGGATATGAACGTGACCGGTATCCTGAAGGCCGGCTCCCGCCGTGCGGCGATCCAGCAGCTCCTATTCGTTTGGGGCTATTGCGTATCCACGGACGGCCGGGCAGAGCTACGGGTGTTTTCGCCCGGGACGGAAGAAGTAACGGTACCGCTGGAGCGTACCTTCCTCGGCGCCTCAGTCAGTACGTCGGCCATTGTGACAGAGGTGCAGGTCACAGCCCACACCTTCGCAGTGGCGGAGAATGGCAGCGTCGAGGTGAATGGGGTCAAATACGCCGACACCAAGGCCGTGTACTCTGTGAAGAACCCCGATGTGACCGCCACGGACAAGCAGAAGGTTGTGAAGATCACAGACGCGACCCTCGTCTCTCCGGCCGTGGCCCAGACGGTGGCGCAGCGGCTCTATGATTACCACCTGCGGCGGAATACCGGCAAAGCGAAGGTCGTCTTCGCGGGTGAGCATCTGGGTGATCGGATATCCCTGCCGGATAACTGCGGTGGGCGAACGGTCGGTAATCTGGAAAAGATGGAGATCAAGCTGTCAAATACGGTCGTGTATACCGCTGGGGTGAAAGGAGTTTGAGATATGTCTATTTTAGAATCTCTGATCACCAACCGGTCGGCCGCGGATGTGGCCCGGTGGAGGGCTCTGCGGGATAAAGGCTTTGATGCCATGTCCGCAGACGAAAAGGCGGAATGGCTGGCGGGTATGCGCGGGGCCTTCAACGCCGCTGACCGCAATCGCATTACAGAGGCGATGGTTTACCTGAAGGACCTGTATGATCAGTACGGCCGCCAGGTCACCTATACGCCTGTCAACATCACCCACAAGGACGGAACCACAGATACCACCTGGCGAATGGACGACATCCCCACAGACGAGCAGTTGACCTTGATCGTCAAGAACCTGTTGGCATTCTGGAAGGGCGTAGAGAGCGCTTCCGGGGAGGTTGTGGAGGTCTGGGCAGGGACGCGGTTTGGATATGTGGAGTTGGCGGCCAGCGTTCGCACGGGTGACTATACGACCCTGACGGCGGCCCACGGTATACGTGAGATCATCGTCACCGCTCAGAGCGATCAGCTGAGCAGCATCACAGTCACCGGCACCGGCTGGACGGTGGTACCGTCAGACACCGAGATTACGGCGCGGTATACGGTGCCGCAGGGGGCCTATCAGGATCTGCAGGACGCCTTGGATGCACTGGTGTTCCTCTGCTCTGCCACAGATTACGCCGATGTTTCCGTGTCCGTCTCTGCGGTTATGCGGAGTGGGGCCACAGCGCAGATTGGCTCCGGTACGATCCATTGGTCCGCGATCATCAACTGGGAGGCGTTTGAGGCGTATGCCTATACTTGGCAAGATGTAGAGGATGCACAGATGACGTGGGCGAATTTGGAAAACCTGCCTATTCCGAATGGGGGTGGCACGGTATGAAAGATGATGCGTATTCACTGGAACTGCTGCCTGGTGACCTAAAGCAGATGAGTTTCACAGATGCCAATGCCATCGAAGCGAATCTGCAATACCTGATCCTGTTGTTTCCTTATTTCAGCGGAACGATTCGCCAAGACGCTATTGGCAGCTATGGCTATCTGGAGCTAACTGAAGCAGGCAGAGCCGGAGACGGTTTTAGCATCGAGTCCGCCATCCGAATTGACAAAATCAAAATAACGGTCACCGGTGTGGATCTCGGCAGTCTGTCCTTTCAAGGCGCGGGATGGATTTCAGAGAGCATGGATACGAGCTCTCTGGTTGTAGCCTATACATCAGATGAGTTTATGACACCGGCTAAAATTCAGGAAGCATTAAATGACCTACATTTTACCGCAACGGCAGACCTTGATTCAACGATCATGCTTCAAGTCGGCAATACCGTGCAGGGAGACTTCTCTCCGGTTGGTCCGGTCAAAATGTTTTTCCGCGGTGGAGCAACATGGGCACTCGTCGAGGGGAAGGCGCTGACATGGGGCGAAGTGGAGGATAAGGCTATAAACTGGAACGCCCTTGAAAATCTGAAAAAATAGTTTATGTAAGGAGAAAAGTATGAGCGGATTTTACGGAGTAAATTACAAAATCAACGGTCACCGTGTCGGTGTTGTCCATGCACTGGCCGGAGAGTACCGCGTGATCTTCGAGCGCTGCTACGAAGAAAATACGCTGGAGGCGGTCGAGGCCATCGACTGGCAGAATGTCAAGGTCGAGCAGGTCCGCACGAACTATCCTGCCTGCCCGTTGCCGGAAGGCTATACCTTTTCCGTGAAAGAGATCGAGTACACAAAGCAGGGCTACTTTACCGTTATCCTCAAAACGGATAAGCAGCATTGGGGAGATGTCACGCCCTATCAGGCGCAGATCGAGAGCCTGAACGCTGCCGTCGCCCAGAAGGATACGCAGCTCACCGAGAGCGAAGAAAACCTTGCCGCTGCCAACGCGCAGCTGGCGGAACTGGAGGCCACCTATGATGCAAACTGAAAAGCTCAACGCCATTAAGGGCGCGATCACGGACGGAAAGCTCGTGCGGGCCGCCGGCGGCATCACGCAGCGCACGGAGCAGAGCGACAAGCTCGGCTTTGACTGGAGGATCTTCACCGTCAACGACGTGGACGTCCGAAAGGATTACGTCGAGCAGGCAAATCCGGTCGGCATGAGCGCTGACAATCCCATCGAATACACGGAGGGCGTGCCGCTCATCAACAACGCCTTCTACCGCGTGGACGGTGTGATCAAGGTCTACATGGACGGCTGGGTAGACTGGGAGGGCTGACGTGACCGCCTATGAGGCTGCCGTCCAGGAGAAAGACCAGCTTTATGCGCGCATTCAGCTCGTCCGGGAGGAGATCAAGCAGGAGCAGGACCCCGGAAGACGTGGAGAGCAGAAAGGCCGTCTTCGCATCCTGTTCGAGATGTACCACGAGAGTCTTGACCGGCTCGATGCTCTTCGCCCACCGCAGGAAAAGCGGCACAAGGCGGTCAAGCGGACGGTCATACACACCGGTGCTGCCGGAGCAGATGTCAACAGCTTTGATTTTTTCGAGCGCTGCGGAGTGACCTTCGCGGACCTCGAAGGAAATCAAGTCCGTTGGGATGACCTCGGCTCGGACAATGGCGAGAGCCGCGCACGGCTCATGAGGGCGCTCCGGCGCGGCCGCGCGGCGGTCTCGGACCGCCAGCGCGAAATGCTCGATCTCCTCCTGCAGGGCAAGACCGCGACGGAGATCGCCGAGCAGCTCGACGTGAACAAGGCCACGGTCTCCCGCACGCTGCTCCGTGCGAAGAAGATCCTTAACGATAAGGCGGAGGATCTGCGCCAGGAGGATCTGCGCGAGCATCCAAACCGTCTTGACCTGGCCGAACCGGAAACGGCGCGCTATGTACTCTCCCGCCTGACGGAGACGCAGGCCGTGTATCTCTACCTCTACTATGGCGAGTGGCTGGATATGCGCTCGATCGGCGCACTGCTGGGCGTGGACCATTCGACCGTCTGCCGCACGATCCATCGCGCGGCCGGCCGCATCCGTGCCCTCTGCACCGACGGCAGCGGCGTGGAGCTGCTGGGCGTGGACGCGCTCGAGCCGGCGTTATACGCGCTCTACCGGCAGCACGCGGCGGATGATCTGATCCCGGAGCGGGCCAAGGCTGCAGCGCGCAAAGCGGCCATCTCCGGATGCAAAAAGCGGCAGAAGCCGGCGCCGGACCGTGTAGCGATAACTGCACCGATATGGGGGCAGCACAGGCACCGTGCGGCGGCACAGAGCCGGCTTCTGCGCGCGTTGGAAGAAGCTGCGGCTCAATGTACCGGTTCGCTCCTCACGCGCCTACGCGCGCTCCTGCGGGCTTTCTGCGCCCGCCTCAGGGCCGCCTAACGACCAAGGCGCGCAGGATTATGAAGAGATCACCGGCGAAAGCTACGCCGATGACAAATAAATTTTGAACAAAGAAAAGGAGAACAAAACTATGGCTACTGCAACTCGTATCGCATCCGACGGCAAGCCCATCGAGGTCACGGACATCCCCGCAGGCCTTAGCGAAAAGGCGGGCGTCTACAATGCCATCGTGCAGCCCGTTATGGCGCGCGACATTTCCCGCGCCGGCACGGAGGTATATGTCGCCCCGCGCTACAAGCTCACCTACGACGAGGACGGCTACTGCGTCAAGATGACGACCTGCGCCATCCCCGAGGACATCGCGGAAAAGCTCGCGGAGCTGAACAAGTGAGCAGAGCGGGGGCTATCCCCCGCTCTAATACGATTCGTAATACTACCGCGCGAGGTCCGATGTGGCTTCGTGCAGAAAGGACAAAACGATGGAGAACAATACTTTGACGGCGATCAAGGCGTGGATCACGGCGGCGGTGGCGATGCTGACGGCCTTTTGGGGCTGGTTCGGCTGGCTGCTGATCGTGTGGATCGGGCTGATGCTGGCGGATTGGCTGGTTGGCTCTGCCGCAGCGGCGCACCGCGGGGAGTGGAGCAGCGCGAAGCTGCGCGAGGGCGCGTGGCACAAGGGCGGCATGATCGTTATCGTCTGCATTGCGCTGGTCGCCGACTGGCTGATTGGCATGATGCTGGAGCACCTGCCGGGTGTGAAGCTTCCGTTTGAGTATACGACGCTTCTCGGCCCGCTGGTCGTTGTGTGGTACATCATTGGGGAGTTGGGCAGTCTGGCCGAACACGGCGTAAATATGGGCGCAAAGGTGCCGCCGTGGCTGGTGAAGCTGCTGGCGGCGGGAAAGAACGCCGTGGACGCCGCAGGCGACAAGCTCCTCGGGAGCGACGAGGAGCCGCCGGCATGAAAGATGTGGTCGGTTCCACCTTGGAAGAGGTACGCATGATAAAGGCCATCCAGCGCTCCGTCGTCCAGTGTATTTACTAATTCGTGGTCAGCTTTCAGTTCATCCATTAATTCGCTGTCGACGCCTGTGAT